CGTCGGAGTTGGAGTCGGCGTCGGAGTTGGGGTCGGAGTTGGGGTCGGCGTCGGAGTTGGGGTCGGCGTCGGAGTTGGAGTCGGCGTCGGAGTTGGCGTCGGTGTGGGGGTCGGCGTGGGGGTGAATGTAAGTGGAATTGACCCTACAGCAGCGTCGATAACAGTTTCAGGGTCTAAACCAGCAGCGATCCCAGCACCAATCACACTATCAATCGCGTCAATTTGTGGAGTGCCAGCGTCTATTGCACCTTGCACGCCGGACTGTATTAGCGCAACCGGGTCAGTTCCCTGCGCAGCACCGGAAGTGATGTGGTCGCCTAAGATCGTGTCGAGTGATCCGCCAGAAGTCAGCCCACCAGTTACAGACGTTGACAAATCAGTAACTACAGTCGGAGTAGTTACGGCAGGGGTAGTTACAGTCGGAGTGGTTGTGGTCAGGGTGGTTACAGCGGGAGTGGTTACAGTGGGAGTGGTTGCAGTAACACCCCCTGCAAGTGGACCTCCTGTTAGCATTGCGCGAGTCGCATCCACACCAGCATCGATGTAATCAGCGTTTGTTAACTGAGACCAGTCACCGCCGTATTTTAGTTGTACTTTTTCACCAAGACTCGACCCATAAGTTTCTGCGTATTCACCGCCACCTTCACGCACCATTGAACCTGTAGCACGCGTACCGAGGCTTGAACTAGATTCCCTGAAAAGCCTACCCGCCGCAGCGGATCCCATAAGGCCATTTGCAACTGCATTGGCTACACCCGCAGATAGCATTGCATTGTTGGCAATTTGATCTGCTTGCTCAGGTGTCATGCCACGATCAATTGCACCTTGACGCACAGACTCACGCGATTGGAGCATCGCCTCGCCAACGTCAATAACCTTGTCTGCTCTACCAACTGCAACGGCAGAATCCAAAATTCGCCCGATCAGTTGCGCACCCTTGAGGCCAACAGCTTCTGATGGTAACTCTTCAAGGATAAAGTTTGCAGCACCAATTGGATTTGAAAGTGCAGATCTAATGCCTGCACCTATCTGACCTATGAGTGTGGTCTCCGCTTTGATGTCATTTATTATGTTCTGCTTCTGCTGTTTCGAAGCGTCAGTTTCCGCACGCTCGCCTGTCGCATTAAGACGTCGACCCCAACTGCGCAATACGTCGCCCGTTCCATCAGCACCAACTAAACTAGCTCCGCTGGCAAGAGTGGCTGCAATTTGACCTGTGCCTTGCGTTGATGCTGATACGATCGTGCGGCCAAAATCTTCCAACAACCTGCGTGCAGGCTCAAGAACAGAAGCTCCCGTTCCTGTGTATGGTTTGCCAGGTTCTATCTTAAACAGAGGGTCAACCGCTGCTTTGATATTCAAATCGCCCGTGCCCTGCATCCACTCCGACAAGTCAACATCTGTTGTTTTGATTCCTGTGTTAACAGGCACGGGGCTCAAACGCACATCAGCAGAACCGACGTCGCTCCCGAGAGAAGGTCCAACAGCACCAGTGGGTGTCAATCCCGCTGTTGGAGTCACTGCAGGAGTGGTAGGTGTCAATCCACCCGTTACAGCTTTTGCAGCGTTGTAAGCTTCTTGGTCGGTAGCGCCTGATTCTTTTGCAGCTATGAATGCAGTTGTACCGATGTTGGAAAGGTTATCTAGCTGCTTAGTGTCGAAGGCGGGGGCGGTGACAGCGGTTGTGGTCGCCGCAGTGGGGGTGGCAGCCATGGTGTCGTTGCCAGCGCCACCCGCAACCGTTGACTGCGCGAGTGCACCAGTTCCGTCAACGATCGGTGCAACAGTTGCAGCGGCAGCGCCAGCTATTCTTGAAGCGGCAGAACCGAAATCTTTGGTGGCATTTACAAGTCCGAAAACATTCCCTGTCGTCTGATAGGCTTCAATCGCTTTGCCAAGATTGAATGCCCTTCCCGCGAGGTCAACGTCTGGGCTGTTCAGGTAAGGTGCCAGCGTGATCGCTGCGTTCCCCAGCTGACCATTAGCTATGTTTGACCCGATTGAAGCAAACCGACCAACGTCACCTGTTGTGAAGCCTGTGTTACCAATCGGCGTGTTCCCTGCACCAGTCAAACCAGTGCCAAGAGAAAACACAGTGCCCCACTGCTTGTCGTCGATTGCTTTGCCCAGCTGCAGTGCTGTGGAAACCTGACCAAGAGTTCCTTGCGCTTGCCCAGCGAAAACATCAGCTGGAACACCACCAATTGTCGAAGACATTGCGTCGGAAGCAACGCTGTCCGGCATATATACGCCAGAATTCAGAACCGAATTAGCGCCACCAATTGCACTGAGAGCTGCGTTAAGGTACTGCTCATTACCCAAAGAGTGCGCAGCATCAAGGGCGAATGCGAATGGGGCTGTGGCTGGGAAAAGTTTACCAGCAGTTAGTGCTAGCTGGCCAACTGGATTCTCCCAAATAAAACCACGAGCTCTTGGGCTGAATTTGGTCTCCATCGTCGGCACGCCATCTGGACCGACACGGAGATTGTAAAACACATCACCACCATCGACCCCATAAGTGCCGTTCTGGATGATACCAACTCGCTCAGGGTTTATCGTCGCGCCTGTGGCTTTGTTGTAAAACTGAGTTACAGGCACCTCTTCGTAGCGCTCAGCTGAGACGTCGTCCACAGCTGGGTAGTAGCGTGTCTCCATAACCGTGCGATAGCCAATGTCTTGAAGATTGGCAACGCCTTGGCTAGACAACCCCGTAGCAATCGCATTGCTAGCTGGGTTGTCGCCGCCTAACTGATTTATAAGGTCAGCTCTGTAAGTGTCATAGTTGTAACCAGTTCCACCCCCCATAGGAGACGCGGACGATGCGCCTAAAACAGAAGCTGAAGGGTCGGTCGCTGCGGCGCCAGCCATCGTGGATTGCGCCAATCCGCCAGTTGGATTCGAAGCAGCGTCGGTGAATGTCGTCGTAGCTTGAACCAGCGGAGACGGGACAGCAGAAGTTGTTGCGACTGGCGGTGTGTATCCTGTGATCTTGAACTGCTCATTCGGGAATATTTGCTGCAGACCAGCAATTAGACCAGCCTCGTCCAACCCGGAAGGGTCGATGCCTTGACCCCGTAGAGCATTTTGGGCAACATCTGCACCAACTGTGTTGAAGTAATTAGCCATGTCAGCCTACCGCCGGGTTAACTGATGCCAACAACGCCTCGACCCAATCCTGCCACTCTTCGTAGTCGTCGGTGTTTGGTATGGCTTCGTTGGTGAATACATCGATGGCCTTGATGCCGTTGCCCCACATTTTCCAATCAGTGTTTTCGTTGGGGATTTCCAACTGATTGGCTGCGTATTGCTCACACATAAGCGCAGCCCAGGACTCAAAAGTATGAAACCCCGGCATGTAAACAAGTGGCTGACTCATCCATATGGCCTTGTGTCGCCGCTGTCTGCATCCAGCAGCACGCGGCCGAGCTGGTAATCTCCACCCGCGACGTTAGAAATGAAACGCAATCGCAACTCACGACGCTGCTCGCGCATATCAATTTTACCCGTATTGGCATCGAAAATATATGGTGCAGAATCTTTATCTTCACCTTGAGCAAACGGACGACCCGTAACAATTAAAGACATTTCGCCAGACATGATGAAATCAGGCTCAACCCGTTCCAACCGCAACCATTTGTTAAGCCCCACCATGCTGGGCTCGCTCGGCCCACCAGCAACTAACCCTAAATCATTGGTCTCAAAATACGACTCGATGGCTAACACGTCTTGACCGTCCACCGCGTCGGTCCCGATCTCGTGCTGCCACATTTTGATCAGGTTCGGGTTAGTCGTGAATGTGACAGTGTCAGAACCCGTCGCAATAGCCGCCAGAGACATCACAATCACTTGCGGGTACAAAGTGGCCACTGCGATTGAAAAACCTGACCCAGACCCTCCCAAATTCGTGTTGGGAGTGCTCAACGAGTTGGCAGCTTGATAACCTGCGCCGAAAGTCGTAACGGTCACCGACGTCACAGCACCGCCGCTCACCACGATAGTGGCTTTCGCACCTGCTCCACTGCCGCCGGTTAGCGACACATTTGTGTAGGTGCCGTTGACGTAACCAGACCCGCCGACAAGGGTGTTAAGGGTCCGAACCCCATCACTTCTGATCGCGCTCACCTGCGCATTGGTCGCGATGTTTGTTCCAGTTACCAACTGCGTCAACCCGATCGAGGTGATCGCAGTGGTCTGTGGTAATTCAAAACTGCCACTGACAGTCGGCATCGTGCCAGAGTACACAACATCAAGCTCTGGAGTTTCCCACCCGGCAGCTACGGGGTGCGCGAAAACCTGCGAGAAGTACCCAGCGGACCTTCTTGCTCCCAGAGCCTCGCCAGCGTCATACCAGACATTCTCTCGCACATTGTAGATGATAGCATCCGTGCACTCGGTGGCGTCGCCCCGAGGGTAGAACCACCAGATCTCGCCATATCTGGGGACTTTTGTAACCCAAACCTTTTGGCGCTGGTTGTAATTCAGGTTGTCGAAGAAATAGTTCTGGTTGTAAGTGTTGGGGATCTCTTTGACCACACCATTGTACAGCAGGAATCGGTCAACGCCACACCAGTAGTATGTGCCGTCGTATTCGATCGCAGACTGAGAGGAAAGGATCGACGACTGGCTGGAGATGATGTCGTACCGCCAGTACTGAACCGGCGTACCCGTGCCGCCGATGTACGACACGCGGATCAGACTGTCAAGGCTCCAGAAAAGCCCCGAAGGTGCGTTGGATCCACCTCGGACAGGTAAACCTTGAACGATTTTGCCAGTCGCTACGTTAGTTTCATTGGCGTCAGCAGACACCCAATCATTGGAGTTCCCAGCAGCGCAGTTCTTGATCAAGCCGTTATTGCCATACACGAAAATGTATGGGTGCAACGTGACAACCCCACCCGAGACCGAGACGTTATTGTTGAAGGTCAGCGTCGATGCGCCACTTGTTGTAGCGGCAGCCGACAGAGTTACCTTTTGGTAGTTGCCAATCGTGAACACCAACCCGGTGGTCGATCCAGCAGTTGTTGTAATCGCCCCTCCACCCGAAGTGGCCGACAGCGTGAAAGTTGTCGCATAATCAGTAGCGATTATGTAGTAAGTAACCCCCGACGTGACACCAGTGGCTGTCCCTGTATTCGTTCCGCTGACCGTTACTGTCTGGCCAATGAACAAACCAGAGGTGCTCGCGCAGGAACATTGACCAGCAACGCCTGTGACTGCAACAGTGCCCAATATACCATTCGCAAGGACAGACGCCGAAACTGTGGTGTTGGCGGGGATTCCAGTTCCAGTAACCGACTGACCAGCGCCAATTAGCGTGTTAGTCGTTGAAACGGTGACAGAGGTAGTTGAGTTTAGATATGCGTTAGCGACTGAAAAAATACCAATCTGAGACAGGCTCGTCCCGTTGATATTGCCAATCAAAACCGGCGTATTGGCTGTTGAATCAACCTGCGCAAGATTCTGACCTGGGTGTGCAAGGATGGACGCCACCCCGGACCCAGAAATGTCGTAGAACCCGTCAAACTGCCACAGATTTAGGTCGCTGGCTGTGAAATTTGAGAGTGTGTAATCCGTAACTCCAGCACCAATCCCGTTGTTGTCAACTGTCAGCGCCTGCAGCCCACTGCTATACCCACTGAAGATCTGGTTGAACCCGTTGTTGGGATTTACCCAAACCCCGCGAGATGGACCATTCAATTGGCTCGATATGACTGCATACCCACCGACCTTGCGTGGGCGACTTCGTTGAAACCGCACCCACTGACCGGACGTGTAAAAGTCCATGTCAAATACAGTGCCGTCACGTTGGATCCCCGGCTTTGTGTCTAGTGCAAATACTTTCGCGGTCACGGGAAGGTCCCACCAGAAACGCCGCTCGTGAACGTCCCCGTGGTTCCCGATACAGCACCTGAAAATGCCCCTGCTCCATTCACTGTAATGCCTGAAGCAGTTACATCAAGACGTTGAACTCCAAGGATCGAAATGCCAAACTCACCCGAAGCTGGTCGGTAAACACCCGTCGTTGTCTCACTCGCAAAGCTCAATGCCGGTGCCCCGACAGCGCCGTTGGACAACGTGACCGCCGTGGCACCCGCAGCGATCGTAGATGCATTGTAGAGGTTGACCGAGTCACACAGCAGGATGATCTGCTGCGCCGTCGGCACTGTCGCCGTAGCACCCCCGGAAGCTCCAGTCGTGAATGTGATCGTGTACGGGCCAGTCGTTTGGTTTGTGATGTAGTAGATCTGAACCGTCTGCGGCATCGTTACCGTGACGTTTGATGACAACGCCCCGGTGTACTTCTGAATGACGTTCGCCGCTTCGGTGCTCGACAGCGTAAACGCACCACCCGGAGCAACCGACTTAGTCAACTGCGTGAACGAGAACTGAGTCCCTTGACCAAGACCAATCGTGTAGAACGCCGACCCGGAGCACACGATCAAGCAGGAATCTGACGGCTGCAACGCCAACGAAGCTGACCCGTTGATCTGGTTCCCGCCGCTCGGGGAAACCGTCAGAGTCCCACTGCCGCCGTTACGAACGAAAACAAACCAGTTGTTTCCTAAAGTCGTGGCTGAAGTCAGACTCAACGTACTTGCACCGCCGGTCCACACATAAGTGGATGCGCGGTCCGACGCAAGCAGCGTGTAGGTGGACGCAAACGCTGTTACAGGCGTCGTCTGATTCAGGGTTGACCCAATGGCAGCCAGACCGTACCCGGCGAGCGCTGACGCTGTCGCGAGCGACGTCGTAGAGCCGAATGCAATAACACCCCAAGTCCCGGTCGTTGTTCCGTTGGACGTGATAAAGATGTATTGCGCACTTCCACCCGTTGATGGAATGGAGACGATCGTGCTAGCACCGCCATAAGACTTCACTGTCAGCGTGACGCCGCCGGTGTTGTAAATCAACGCATCCTGACCAACCGAAGCCTGATCAGCGGGTGGCATCCACAACTCGTACGAGGTGCTGGTGGTGCTAACCTGCATCACACGAGCAGCGACGTAGTTGCTCACCGACCCGTTGATCGGCCACTCGAGTTGAATCGTCCCGGTGGTCGATGTCAGCGCATAAGACGCATATGAAACGTCAGTCGGCTGTACGACGTTGCCAGTGAATGGGCTGTTGTAACTCATGAGTCCACCGCTATGGCTTGACGATCAGCGACCCGGAGCTTGTCTTCGGTCTGCAGAGCAGCGATCACCGCATCGTACTGCGCTTGCCACATCGGAGATCGCTCGTCGTTTTTGAGGAATGGCATGGCTTGAAGCAGAGACCCGTACAGAAGTGCTTGCGGAGCATAGACTGTGAACCAGTTGGATTGATTCGTTGAGTCTAGCGGCTGCACACGCTCATAGTATAACACTTCGAAGGTATAAGCGCTGGCTGGAGTTGGAGCCACGAGCCAATGCGTGTAGTCGTAGTCGGCGTAGTAAACTGGCACGCCGGTTTTGGTATTGTCAGGCCAATAGCTCCGTAAATACTCATATTTGCGCACAAGCACTGGCTGACGGACTCCGGCGACAGTGATGTTCATGCTAACAGTCTTATGCCACCGAGCGGGTTTGTCGATGATCGAAGTATTAGCCACCATCGTGCTGGTGTTGACTGTCAGGTTGCCGAGGAATTTGATCTGGCTCGCGATCACCTGCTCTGCAAGCATGATGAACAGAGGGATTTTGTCCAGTGTCGCTGTGTCGGTGCGCTCCAGATATGACTGGATGTTTTCGACCAGCGAATCGTAAGTCATCGTGACTGCAGTCGTCATTTTGCTGCCACCCCTTTGCTCTTTTCAAAAGACCGCATCCCGCCGAACCCAAGCAAACCCGCAAGAAGCGTCATAAGTTGCTCAACGTCAAGGTCAGGCGGCGGGTGTAATTCCTTTGGAATTATATCCACCCCTTGGCCAAAAGCCCATAGCCATTGCATCAAAGGATAGCCAAGAAATTGGTAAACCAAACCCAGAACGCCAACCCAGCCAACAGCAGGACGCCAGCCGCTAACAAATAAACTGTTTGAAGCAGCCTCAATCTTGTTAACCTCCACCTGCGCAAGATCAGTCGTCTGGTTGATGCGCTTCTCTTCAAGATCAAGTTTCCGCCCTTCAAGTTCAAGGGTCAGCCTCTCTTTGTCTGTCGTTACCAAGTCCCCGGCAATCTTGCCAACGCCCTCAATGATTGAGCCGATTCCGATCAGATCCATTATGCAATTCCCCGGAGAGTTCTTTGGATCCAGCCAAGGAGGAATTTGGACTGACTTCGGTCTCGGTTGCAGATCTCTGCATATCTGGTGATCTTGGCAAGGGCGTAGGAAGCCGTGAAACCCTTCGCCGTGCAGCGATTGAGTAATTCAATAGTCTTTGGGCCAATGCCACCATCTGGGACCGCTCCTGCAACAACCTGAGCCAGTTTGATGGCCAAGCCTACTCCGGCGTTGACCCCGAAGTTGAAGATCGCTTCCGCGATCTGCTGATCAGCGATCTCATCGCCCCTAATACGGTCCCAATAATTGATGCGATAAAACTCCCGAACCATAGGTGTAAGTTGTCCGCCCATTTCCTGACGGTCAACCAAAGCCCACCCCGGCCAGTTTGGGTTTGCGTTTCTTGCGATTCCGGCATAGGTCATCCCTCCCCGGTCGCCCGGTATATTGGTCAGTTGGAAGCCACCCTCGTCCGCAATCATTTTCTCAAACGCGGGATTAAAGTCAGCCATCACTTCACCTTGGCACGTTCTTCCATCAACTTGAGGCGCACCTGAAGGTCGTGAATCTCACGATAGACCTCTTCTTTCATAGCGTGCCGACGTTCTGCGCTGATGGGGCTGTCCGTAGGCACACCCTCCTTCGTAATCAATGCAGGCATCTGACCTTCAATCTTGGTCAGCCGGGTTGAGAAATCAGAGACCTGACCAAGCAGCCACGCCAAAGACGCGACGATGATTGGGATGACCGCCTTTAAGACATCACCCCAGTTCATTAGTGCCCCTTCATAAGCATAGTCACGAGCATCATGATGATTGCACCGCCGCCAGCAACCAAGATCTGCTCAAGGCGTTTGATGCGAGCGTGGATGCCCCTTGTTTCACGCTCAATGCCCTCGTACCGGACGGCACAGACATCGACGTGAGCATCAATCTTGGCATTCACCTGATGCAAGGTTGACATCACTCTTCCGGCTTGGCCTGTTCAGCGGCTTCCTGCTCGATCGCCTTGATCAACCCAACAACCTCGACATACGGGCGCTGGCCAAGATACTGAAGAATGGCATTGAGCAGGTTGATTGATAGGTTTGCCTTATCCATTGTTTACCACCCATGACGTAGTGGCCTCATCCCATTGATAGAACTGACCGTCAGTCGGGTATGGTGTTGGCGCATCCCACAAGCAAGTTTGCTCGTTTAGCGTCCAGCTTGGGAATGGTTGTGGTGGAATAAATGCGTCGCGGGTTGCGTCGTAGGTAAAACCAATTCCAGCGTAGTTTTTACGAATTCTATTGTTGTAGCTAGTCTGTTTCCAGTTTGCGTACCCACCAGACCAATCTACAAGGAATTGAATACCCTTGGCTTCTGACTCAACACCGTCTTGAAGCAACTCATTGTTGTGAACGGCAAGAACTTCAAGCACAACATTATTTTCATCAAGTTTTGCAAAATGAGCCATGTTATGCCTCAGAACGTGATTGAACCAGTACCGGTCCAAGTGTAGTAACGATACCCGCCAGATGTGGTAATTGTTGGAGAACCAGTTGTTGATGCTGCTGCGGCAAATGTGTCTGCATAACGCACAATTACAATACCGTCACTTGCAGCTCCTCCAAGTCCAGAACCCCCACCAGAACCCCCACCGCCGCTTCCTCTATTTGCAGGAGAAGCAGCAGATCCAGCACCAGTTGAAGAACCATTTCCACCAATCGAGCTACCACCAGTTCCTGCCGTACCACCACTCAAAACCCCACCGCCCCCGCCACCAGCATAAAACGTCCCTAAGCTATTCCAATTGATACCGGAACCGCCATTTCCTGATGTAGTTAAGGTAGCGTTTCCACCAGTACCTCCTGCGCCGCCACCGCCGCCAGAAGAAGAATACGTATAGCCTTGGAAATTGGCACCGCCAGCGTTACCTTGACCAGATGTTGCTGTACCTCCAGCAAAGCTAGCAAATCCAGCCCCGCCGCCACCGCCGCCAGACCCTCCATTATCCCCTGCTGCGTTATTGCCGCCTTTTCCACCGCCGACAGAAGTTATGGTTCCGCTAGTTGCGGCAGAATTGGTGACCGTTCCAGTCCCAAAGGTTGAATTGTTTCCGTTTACGCCACCAGCGCCACCAGCACCCACGGTGACGGAATACGAAACCCCTACAGTAGTTGTATAACCAGTCGTTGTTAAATAACCGCCAGCACCTCCGCCGCCACCGGACCCAGCAGAACCACCACCACCACCGCCAGCAACAACCAAGTATTCAACGCTTGATGGTGCAGCAGCGGCAGCAGGTTTTGCTGCCAACACAGCCAGCATAATTCCGCTCATGACACGTTGCCCGTCATGACGCAGGTGGTGGCGTCAATAAAGAGAACGGTGCAAACGCCGCGAGTTGCAAGCGTAACTGATGCCTTGTCCGTGTCAGTTCCAGCAATGTACGCAAGCGTCACCGCCGAACAAGTAATTGTCAGGTTGCCGCTGGTGTTGTTGTACAGGGAAATAACATCACCCGCCACAAAAACGGACGCCGGGATGATTACGCCAGCAGACAAAGACAAAAATTTGCCAACGTCTGTTGCTACAAGCGTGCCCGTCCCGTTAGTGCTGGATGGGATATTCAGATACCCCAGAGTTGCACCATCCAACGTGGGTAGCGTCTGGGTAACGGTCGTTGACACGTTGGCAGACTGCAGAACCGAAGTACCGGCACCGCTTGCATTGCCCTGAATTTTGATTGAACTCATTTCTAAACCCTTATTGAGAAACAAGCCAAGTCTGGCTCGTACCGACTGTTACTGCAAATCCGGTCGCCACTGACACCGGCCCGACACTAAACCCGTTTGTGTTACTACTCAGCGAATAGTTTTGGCTGATAACAATTTGCGATTCAAGGATTGGATTGCCACCAGAGGCAGCCCATGACATCACCCCAGCAGTCGTGCTGGTCAGAGCGTACCCGTTCGTTGAAGGGTATCCAGTCGGCAGCGTATAGGCCTGCGTACCAGCAACCGCTGGCGCACCTAACGATACCGTCCCGGAGGTATCACCGGATAAAATTACGGCAGCCATTATTTGGCCTCTAGTGCCGTCAGCTGTTCTTCAGTCGGACGCGCAAAAGTGGGATGATCCCAAATTTCAATGTAATCCCCGCGGCCGTCAGAATCATTTCGCAATTTGATAATTCCACAGGAAAAATCAAACAACACTAATTCCGGATGTAAAACAATGATTTTTTCGTAAAGACTCATTATAGCGGCCCAATATAATAACCATTTAGAAAACAGGAAGAAGCACTTCCTGATATTGTCAAAGTCCCGGTTCCTTCAATATAACCATAAACCTCAACGAAATCAGTCGTACCGTTCATTGCTTCAATTGTAGAACCTACAGTAGTTGACGTTCCAAGATTTCCAGAAGTTAATTTAACTTGACTTGATTTTGAATCTTCCGCGCCACCTTTATAAAGCGCCGCATAACAAGTTGTCATTGTTGTTGCACCACTTGCTGCTATACCATAGTTAAATTGATAATAGCCTGCCACTAAAGGGGTAAATCTATAGGTTGTTGTATTAAAATAACTTCCAGTGTCCCATCTAACAGTATTTAGATTTACTTTCGTCGCGGTTGCATTTGATACGGTTTGGCTTGCGCTTGCATAAACAGAAACCGAAACCCTAGTTGGGGTTGTTGATGCCCAACTCATCACCCCACCAGTCGTGCTGGTTAGCGCGTAGCCGTTAGCAGCAGGGGCCGCCGTTGGCAGCGTATATGACTGCGTACCTGCTACGGCAGGGGCTGCAATGGTAACGGATCCAGAAGTCGATCCTAGCAACGCCAAACTTTTTGATAGCGTGACAATCTGAGCCGTGTCAATTGCAACCGCAGTATTGCCACCCGTTTGCAAGGAAAGGGTCGCAACCGAATCCCCAATGGTTACTATTCCACTGGTCGTTGCGTTAATAGTTGAGGCCATAAATTTTCCTTAGAAAACGCCAAAATATGTAGTGATGACCCACTTGTCAAGGGGTGCAATTGTGACTGAAACGCCGGGAGCAATTGTGGTTGTCCCAAAACTCATTGCGTTTTTGTTTGCTGCCAACGAATAACTTGATGTTATTAAGGTGTCAGACTGAACCAGCGGACTAGCGGTTGCGGTTGCCCATGAAAGGGTTCCGGAACCGTTTGTAGACAGAACTTGACTGGCAGTACCGTCCGTTGCTGGCAGCGTCCAAGTGACGTTTGCAGCCACTGTGCCGGGCGATTTGAACGCCACATAGTTGCTGCTGTCAGTGTCGGCAAACCGCAAAGCACCAGTCGCACCAATTTGGACGTTTGTACCGTCCCAAGTAAGGTTGGCCGATCCGCCAAATGAGCCGGAACTATTAAACTGAATTGAGTTGGGTGGAGCGGCAGGAGTGCCGCCGCCAGACGCCGTTGCCCATGAGAGCGTCCCAGAGCCGTTGGTACTCAGAACCTGACCGATAGTACCGTCCGTTGCCGGCAAGGTCCATGCGACGTTACTGGTTATCGTTGCCGGTGCCTGAAACGACACATAGTTTGAACTGTCAGAATCCGCAAACCTCAGCGGCGTTGACACCCCAAGTTGCAAATAACTGTTGTTGCTCGTGATGTTGGAAACAGTCGCTGGGGCATTCCCAGAACCACCACCAACAACCAAAGCATTTGCAGCCAACACCGCAGAACTTGCCAGCGTCGACACTCCACTTGCGTACAGAACCCCGCCAGATGTAAATGGTGATGCCCCAGACAATCCCGTACCGCCGTTGGCTGTAGCCAATGTCCCGGCCACCGTTACCACACCGCCCGTTGCCGAGGATGGCGTTAGGCCGGTTGTTCCAAACGAGATCGTTGTAACGCCAGACGCTGCTGCCGCGCCCCACGCAGGGACACCGCTAGAGATTGTCAGAACCTGACCGTTTGTTCCAATCGGAAGTTTTGAAAGCGTATTGGAAGCCGACGCATACAGAATATCGCCGGTCGCGTAAGTTGATTGACTTGTGCCGCCGCTCGCGGCTCCCAACGTCCCAGAAAGGGTAATTGCGCCGGTTGACGATGTGCTTGGCGTCAACCCAGACAAATCGGTCTGGAATGACGTTACACCGCCCGTTGACGGTTGCCAAGATGCAGTAG